CGATTTTGTTGAACAAATCATCAATCCAGAGACCAATGAGCCTTTCCAACTGCTCCCTTGGCAGAAATACCTGGCAATCGAGATGCATCGAGTCCGTGAAGATGGGCGCTGGTATCACTCTGAGGTCGGAATCTGCATGGCTAGGCAGCAAGGCAAATCCACATTCATGGCGCTACGCATCTTGGCTGGAATGTATCTATGGGGCGAGAAGATGCAAGTACACACAGCTCACAAGCTAACAACCTCTTCAGAAATCTTTTGGAAGATTGACGACATCATACAAGCCAACGCATCCCTCGCTGGGCAGTTTATTAAAAAGTATGAAACAAAGGGCTCGCAAGAAATCAAGACTAAAAACGCTCGCTACCTTGTTAGAGCTAATAACTCAGCATCTCGCGGTATCGCATCTGTGGACTGTATCCATCTGGATGAAACACGCGAGTACCAGGATTTAGATATTTGGGCATCCTTGCGCTTTACTCAAATGAGTGCTAAGAATCCCATGGCTATAAGCTATTCAAATGCTGGAGATCAACATTCTGTAATTCTAAACTCTTTGAGAGCTAGAGCTGAGGCAGCGATCGCTGGCAACAATGATGCGATCGGTTGGTTTGAGTGGTCTGCTCCAGATGTGGAGATTGGCGACACGCCAGAATTCTGGGATGCGGTTAGATATTCAAATCCGTCTCTGGGTTATACCGTACATCCTGACAATTTGCGAGCAATCCTAAATGATGATGAATCAACCATTAAAACCGAAGTATTATGCAGGTGGGTCAATGTTCAAAACCCAGCAATTAATCCATCGGCATGGGAAGCTATAGCTGACAAGAAAATCAAGCTAGATGTTGAAGCTACTACATGGATGGCAATCGATCTAAGCCCAGACAGAAGATCAGGGTGCCTTATTGCTGCCCAGCAAATTGAAAACTCAGATAAATTCAAAGTAATCTTATTAGAGACATATTCCAACCCAGTAAATATCGATGACAAACAGATGGCTAACTCTGTGGCAGATTGGGTTAAGAAATTCCATACAGAAACGGTTGCTTACTCCAGGCAGACCGCTGGAGCAGTAGCTACGCGCCTTATCCCTGGCGGTATTTCTGTTACCCCAATAGATGGAGCCCTTTACGGTCAAAGCTGTGATGAAATGCTTTCGGCTGTAATCTCAGGCAGGTTGGTTCATAATGACAATCCAGAAATGAACAAGCAAGTGCTATCAGCTGTAAAACTACCATTTAAGGATGGCGGTTGGTATTTAGGGCGCAAGGTTTCAAATGCCACAATTTGCGCAGCTGTAGCAATGGCAATGGTTTCCCATTTCGCGACTCGCCCAGAATCAGAGGCAGACATAGTATTCGGATAAAACGGACATTATGGTACAATTGGTGCCAATGGGACTTAAAGATTTTTTCGTAGCAGCTCCTAAGACTCCAAGCGAATCTGTGGATGTATCTGCCGCGCTTTCACCATTTACGGTAAGCGCCTATCCTTTAACATACGGCACTACAGCATCAAGAGCAGAAGCTATGGCTGTGCCAACAATTGCAAGAATTAGAAACCTACTTTGTTCTACTGTGGCAAGTCTGCCAATCGAAACTTACAACAAATTTACTGGCGCACATGTTGAGCCTAATCGCGTTTTCAATCAACCAGATCCAAGAGTGCCAGGATCTTACACTTACGCATTCGTAGCAGAAGATTTATTATTTCGCGGCGTGTCTTATGGACTTGTTATGTCAATGTATGCCGATGGCAGAATTCAAGACTGGACAAGAATAGATCCAACACGAGTGTTGCCGCAATATAACTACAATCAAACCGAAATCATTGGATACCAGGTAGATAACATTGCGGCACCACTTTCGGGCGTAGGCTCTGTAATAGTATTTTATGGTTTAGATGAAGGCGTGCTATCTCGCGCAGGTAAAACAATTAAAGCTGCAGCTGCATTAGAAAGCGCAGCCGAAATGTATGCAAAAGAGCCTGTACCACAAATGGCACTAAAGTCAAATGGCACAAACCTTACATCTGAAAGAATTGCTAAATTATTAACTGCATGGAATTCTGCTCGCAAGTCACGATCAACAGCATTCTTAAATGCAGATGTTGATTTGCAAATCCTTGGCATAGATCCCGCCAAATTACAATTAAATGAAGCTCGCCAGTATGTTGCTCTGGAATTATGCAGAGCCTTGGGCGTTAGCGGTTACTGGGCAGGTGCAGAAGTTACAAGTCTGACTTACAGCAATGCAATCAACGAACGCAAGGCACTTATTGACTTTTCTCTAAAAAATATCCTTATCCCAATAGAGCAACGGTTAAGCCAACCAGATTTCCTAAGCTCTACAACGGTACAGGCGCGTTACAGCCTGGATGAATTCCTACGCGGTTCAGCATTAGAGCGTGCGCAGGTATATCAGATCCTTAACTCAATTGGTGCAATGAGTGTGGAGCAGATACAAGAGGAAGAAGACCTAATTAAATGAAAATCGAATTTCCAGTTACTTTAACAGCGGCAGATTCAGAAAGCCGCATTATTGCTGGTCGTATTGTTGCATGGAATAGCCCAGGCAATACATCTGCAGGAATGACAGAGTTTTTGCCTAACTCAATAACTTTTGGCAAAAATATAAAATTACTTTTAGAGCATCAAAGATCAGCTCCAATTGGGAAAATGATGAGCTGGTCAGAGGATGAATCAGGTATCACAGCCGAATTTAAAATCGCTAAAACAACAGCTGGTAATGATGCACTTATTGAGGCATCTACTGGATTACGCGACATGTTTTCAGTCGGTGTTTCTGTTGATTCATGGGAAAACAAAGATGGCGTTATGGCAATCAATGCATCTAAGCTCGTAGAGGTCAGCTTAGTCACAGACGGCGCAATACCAGGATCAGTTGTTGAAAAAGTAGCAGCTGCCGATAACCAAGATAAAGTTTCACCGCTGGCAAATCCAGAAGGTGAAGAAACAAAAACCCAACCAGAAGGAGAAGCCATGTCGGCAGAAACCGTTTCAGAGGCAGTAACTACCGAGACGGTAGAAGCTGCAAAGGCAGAAACAACAGTTAGCGCATATGCTCCTGTTGCATACGCAACACCTCGCGTTGATACAAATGTAACAGCGGGACAATTCGCAAAGGCACAAATCGCAGCACTACGCGGTGATTCAGATGCTCGCGCACTTGTTGCAGCACTTTCAGTTGCAACAGTTGCAGAAAACACAGGTATGGTTCCACCAAATTACCTAAAGGATGTTATCGGCATTATTGATAACTCACGTCCATTTATTTCAAGCATCGAAACCGCTGCACTTCCAACAAGTGGCATGAAAGTGTTCACTCCAAAATTAGGAGCGCAGGCAATTGTAGGATTGACAGCTGAGGGTGCAGAGTTTGCATCACAAGATACTGCGGTCACGTTTCAGGAAGATAACGTGGTCAAGTTTGCTGGCGCTGGCGTGCTAGATGTAGAGCTAATTGACAGATCTGACCCATCATTCTTGGATCTTTATATTCGTGAGCTTGCTGCATCATATGCTCAAAAGACAGATCGTTACGCTGCACAGATCGCAGCACAGAATGCAACACAATCATCATCTTCAACAATCTACAAGGCTATTGCTCTAGGTATCTCAGATGCTTATGGCGTAACTCGTTCAACACCTAACAACCTATTGGTTGCAACAACAGGTGGAGAAGATGGAATTGATTTCGCAGGATTACTAGGTGCTGTAGATGGTTCACAGCGCCCACTATTCGCAGCCGCAGCTCCACAAAACGCAGCTGGTCTAATCACACAGGCATCAACAAACGGTACAGTCGCAGGTCTTAACTTGGTAGTTGATGCAAACTACACAGGTGACGATGCAAACGCAAAGCATGCATTGGTATATCCAACAAATGCAATGCGATTCCATGAGAGCGCACAGATCCAATTGCGTTCAAATATCGTTGCAAATGGTCAGCTAGAAATCGGCCTTTACGGATATGTTTGTGTAGTTAATCGCTACCCAGCTGCATTCCGTAAGCTAAACGTAGCTTAATCAATAAGTAAATGTGGGGGGGCGGTTGCTCCCGATCGCTCCCCCACCCTTTTAGGGAAGGTACAGAAATGCCAACAATTATCTCGGTCTCTGATCTCAGGACTTTACTTGGCGTTTCTGTATCCTTGTATCCAGATAGCGTGCTTGCAGATATTATTGATGCAGCTGAGCAGGTCACTCTTCCAATGCTTGTCAAATACTCCAGCGCAATTGATGCTGTTGAGTTAAATGGCAATGTTGCTACATTCCATGTTTTAGGCACAAATAACTTTTCTAAAGGTCAGAGCGTAATAATCACAGGTGTAGGCGCTCCCTTTAACGGTACTTTTACAGTTTTAAGCTCTAATGATTTTGACCAAGACATTACATTCTATGAGGCTAATTCATCTCTCTATGTAGATGGAATGTACACAGCGGCTCGCCCATTCTTTACCGTTGCAATAACAAACGCAGATATTTTGCCAAGAAAAGTAATCCCATCAGGTACAGCAACACTTTCTGGAGCTTCTACTTATGTAGGCAATCCAGTCGTTGAGCAAGCGGTCACAGCTTTATCTAAAGAAATCTTCCAAGCTCGTAACTCAAGCGGTGGAGCAATCCAGGGCGTAGATTTCCAGATTTCACCTTTCGCTTTAGGGCGTTCACTCTTTAATCGCGTTTCAGGCATGCTTGGCGGTTTGCTTGATGTCGAAACGATGATCGGATGACAGCTTCAAACATTGCCACAGATGTCAGAGCAGCTTTAGCAACTGCTCTATCTGGCGTTTCAGCAAATGTTTATTCTTATGTGCCTGAGACGGTAACGCCACCAGCTGTAGCCATTCTGTACACAGATCCAATGATGGAATTGTTACTGATTAACAAATCAACTACTAAGGTAAAACTAAACTTTGTCATATCAGCGGCAGTTGCCTATAACAGCAATCCAGCATCGCTCGATAATTTAGAGCAGCTAATAATCAGTATTCTTGCAGCCATCCCTGCAGGATATGAAATAGGGTCGGTTTCACGCCCATCCGTTTCAGAGGTAGGAGCAGCGATTCTGCTCGTTTCAGATATCACTTTAAGCACCTACTACACTCAAACACTATAAGGAGAAAAAATGCCTACAACAGTAATAACAGGGCGTGATTTGGCTCTGACCATCAACTCACTTGCATATGATGCTCAGGCTACAAGTGTCGCCCTAACAGTCGAACAAACACGCGAAATTTACCAGACCTTAGATGGTCGCGCTTACAAAGTTACAGATGCCAATTCAACACTCACAGTAGAAATGCTTGCAGATTGGGGCGCATCAGGATCTCTATGTGAGGCACTATGGACAGCTTCAAACTCAGCACCTAACACAGCACTTGCTTTCAGCTTTACAGCTGCAACAGGCGCAGTATTCACAGGCAATGTGTTTCCAACATTCCCATCACCAAACGGCACAGCGCCAGATGCTCAGACAGTTTCACTCACATTCCAGGTAGAATCTAC